CCGTTCGTGGTGACAGTTGCGCCGCTCGTGCCGCCGGTCAGAACTTCGGCTGCATTGAACGGCCCGCCGGCCACATTGCGAACGTCGACGAACACGGTGTCCGCTCCGATGCGAACGACGTCGCCGGTCGCGCCGGACGTGCCGCCCGTGACCTCCTCGCCATTGACGAGAACGCCGCCCGCTTTCGTCGCCGGGTCAGTCGGCAGACGAACGTCGTCCTTCCCCAGCAGCTCGTTATTCGGAGCGGCTGCGTCGCTCGTGATTTCCTGCAAACTCTGTGCAGGCGTGAATACTGCGACCATGATCGGTCCTCCTCAGTTCGTGTGCCTTAACCCGCGATCGAGATCCTACGGATCGCGACGGAATCGAGTTCCCGAGCCTGCGACGCCCGAGTCGGCCCGCTTGTTATTCGGGATCGACGCGACGTAGGTCGACTGCTGCAGACTTGTGTCCGGTGTGAATACCGCCACTGTTTCGTCCTCCTCAAACTACGGGCGCCGCGTGCCCGCTACGCTTTCTCGTTTAGTGCCGAGCGTGAACTCGACCGCTATCAGTTGGCCTCGTCGTCGACGAGTACCTCCATGAACGGCGCGTCGGGATGATTCAGCGCGTCGTCCAGCATTTCGCCCGTGAACGTGAGCGTCGAGAAGTCGTCGCCGATCATGGCGACCTCGCCGTCGGGCTGGAGTTTCACGCGCCACATTTTCGCCTCTAGGTTCGTGCCGACTTCGTTGTCGGAAACGAATCGCATGAACCCCTCGATCTGTGTGTCGGTGTAACCCCGGATGATTGTCACGATCGATTCGAGCGCGCTCCCCTCGACGGTGACTGTCGACGGAAACGGTCCGACCATGTTCACGGTCGGCGACAGGATCCGAATGCGTCCGACGTTCGAGTCGATAATGTAATCCGATCCCTTGACCAGCCGAACCGCCGCCTCTAGCACGACCATCTCCGACGGATCAAAAGTCTCCGGCGCGGTCACGGTTGCGGTGCTCGCGGACGTGCCGCCGGTAATTGTCTCGGTCGCTGTGAATGGTCCGCCGACGATCGTGTTTATGTGCATCGCCGAACCGACGACGTGCTCCTCCAGCACGACCGCAGTCGCGGCCGAGGTTCCGCCGGTGATTGTCTCGCCGGGGGTGAACGCGCCCGAGGGTGCCGAGAACGTCAGCACGTTTACGCCGACCTTGCGGTGCCCGAGGTCGTAGAACCTCTCGCCCTCCGCAGGGTCCTCGACAATCGCGCTCAGTGTGACGAGGAAAGGATCGACCGCTGCCTGCGTGTCCTCGACCGACGTTCCGAGGAAAATCAGTTCGAGGTTGTCGGCGTTGATCTCGTCTAGTGTGAACGACACGTTCGGGGAAATCTGCGAGATGACCTCTAGATCCTTTCGGTTGATCCCCGACCGACTCGAAAAGTGTTCGAGAGTTTCGATGTCGACGTTAATCGAGAACGTCGGCGCGTTGCCGAGGTCTCGCTCTGCGTCGAACACGCCCGGGGAAAGTAGCCTCGCAAAATACGGGACGCCCTTTCCGAGGGTATAGTTTTCGACGTTGGGTGCAAAAAATGACATGAGAAAAGCCTCCTCTAACAATCCGCTCCGAAATGCGTCTCGTAATACGTGAACTCGTAGACGACGAGCGCGAGCACGCGATTCTCCGCCAGCTCGACGACCGCGTTTCTCTTTAGCCCGTAAGAAGTCACGAGCGCGTTTTTAGGATCTGGCGGTATGCACGGGTCCTCCGGCGGTCCGCCGTTCTGGAAATTCTGATCGAGTTCGAGTGCGATCTGCAGCTCGTGGATCATTCGATTCCCTTGTTCGTAGACTTGGGTCGGGTTTGAAACCGACCGGAAATACTCGAACCAGAGCGGTAGCGTTTTCTGGTAGAACAGCTCGCGAACCAGCTCGACCCGCTCCTCGTCCTCGTAGAGCAGAACCTTCGGCACTTGCTTTACGTCGGCGCCGGCCCAGCCCCGCTCGAACGGGACCGGCTTGTTCGCCGTGATCAATCCGCAGCGCAGCCGGCGCACGGCTTCGGCGACAATCTTCTCGCGCTCGGACTCGTCGTCGCGGAGCGCGTATTGTGGATACGTCGGACAGGATGTAAGCGCCGGGAGTGCCATTTACCGACCCCTCCCTCGCAGCACGCCGTCGACGCGATCCTGTAGGCGTTTTAAGAATTGATTGATCGTCGAGTCGACCGCGCTCGACGCCCAGCGCCGCGCCGGGATCTCGACACTTTTGCGCAGGATGAACAACGGCGTCAGGTTGTCGTTCCGATCGCCGATGATCGTCCCGTCGTGAATGAACGTCGTATCGAACGGCGACGGGTTCTGCTGCAGCTCGGCCGCAGACTTGCGCAGCACGCCCGACGGCGTGAGCGCGCCCGGTAGCGGGATCGTCAGGAATTGCTTTGACTTCGGACGAATCGTGCCGCCGGTCTCGTGAATCAGCCCATACGGGACGCCGTTTGTCTCGATCGAGATCGACACGCGCTGCCCGGTAACAGTCGCTTTCGTGACGCGTGTCCGCGCCGCGAGGTTCCCGGTTCGCCGATTGAGAATCGTCCCGGCGAGGTTCTGCTGCACAGCCGGATCGAGATCGAGCAGCGCGTAGTCGTCCATCGCGGGAACGACCGCCTGATTGAATTTTTCGGTCCGCAATCCCTGTCGGATCTCGCGAATAACATCGGAGAGTTTTTTCCTGCCCGTGCGGAACTCGGTCGCGTCTACTGTCAGAGGCATCGCAGGTCCTCCGCTTCGCCGTAGTACACGAGCGGATCGAGCTGCAGCGCGACGCCGTCAATGATCGATCCCTTGTCGGATCCCACGGTAACGGATCCGGTCTGATTCCCGCCGGCGCTCGACGATAGTCCGGTGAACGGTGCGCGGCGATACTGCGCCGCGCACTGCTCGGCCATTGCATTGACGAACGACGCGTCGTCGTCCGCCCGAGCGAACCCGCCGGTGTATGTGACCTCGACGACCGAGAACAAAAAATCGGCCTCGGCTCCCGTCAAACCTCTCGTGAAGGTTTCCGACGCGAGGTCGAGACCGAGTATTCCCTGCCCGAAAATTATTCGATCGCCTTTGAGTTCGTAGTCCTTCGGGTCCATCGGGTCCGTCGTTTGTTCGAGGACGGTTCCGTTCGCCTTGACTTCGGCGACAGACTCGACCGGCACGACGCGGAGTTTCAGCTCGAACCCGACCGCGAAATATCGCTCGCAGTAGGGTTGCTGAAAGAACGGCCGCTGCATGTACGATTGAGCAATCGCGAACGCTTGCCCACTAGCGGCGACGAGCACGGGGTTCTCGGCGTCGGGAGCCTGCGTCGTCCCATCGACGATCGAGATAAACGCCGCCGCCAGCTCGCGCGCTGGTTTCATAAATGCTTTGACTTCGCCGCCCGTCGGCATAGCGTGCCCCTATTTACCTTTGGCTTTCGCCTTGCGCGTGAACTTGCGCGCCGGCGGTTGTGCCTCGTCCCCGACCTCGTCCTCGGGACTCTGCCCGTCGGCGAGCTGGGAGACGGGATCCGAGGACGCGAAACGCTGCCTCGGCTCTCCGAGAGCAGCTCCTCCGTCCTCGACGCAATCGGTGATCATGACGACCTCGTCCGGCTTCGCCTGTTTCGGGATCGATCGGATTTCTCCGAGACACGTCCCCATTCGCCGGACCCAGTTCTCGCAGTCGGTTTGAATGATCGTGTTGTGCTTGAGATTCAAACCATTCTCCGGATCGTAGAGCGTGTGCTCGACGAGATAGAGCTGCCCGCGACTCGGGTCGTACTTTTTTCCTGTTTGCTGCTGTGTTGCCATTTTTCCTAATCCTCTCGCTGTGCTATCTCCACGCGCCCGGCCCCGAACATGGAGCCGGGCGCACGCTACCTACACGACCGGGACGAATCCCAGCCGGCGCCGCTATTACGCGGCAGTTACGAGAACCGAGAACGCCTCGGGCAGAGCCACGGTGATCGCTGTCCGCTGAATGACGCGGAGATAAATCTGATCCGTGGTGAACCCGACGTGAGTCGACTGTGCCATCGTCATCCGTCGACGGTCTCCGATGTAGACGTGCCGGAGGTTGCCGAAAATAATGAACGGCGTCGACGCGGCGCTGTCGGTGATCGACGGCATGACGTCCGTCAGCTCGAACGGGAATCCCCAGATCGTGCCCGGAGTTGCGCCCTGCGGCTGCGCGTAGATGTAGTGCCCGTCGGTTCCTTTCAGCTTGCGAACCAGATTCCAGACCGTCCGGTGCATGTAGTAGCGAGATCCGGTCGATGCGGAACGCGTGATCGCGACCGTCATGTCGGCGAGGTCGTCGGCTGTAACGTCGGTGAACGCGTCGAGAGTTGCGCCCATGACGACGTTAGTCGTGCCGGGATCGCCGAGTACGCCATTGAACGGATCGCCCGCTCCTACGACGTCGCCGGTCAGCACGACGCGATCCTCCTCGAACGCGATCTGCTCTGCGAACAGAGTCGCGATCAAATTCGCGATCGGAATCGTCGAGTCCTCCATGAGTTCGCCAGTCACGGGAACCAGCGCTGCGAGTTTCTTCGCGACGAGTTTCACGTTGCCGAACTGCGGACGGGTCTCGGTGATTTGCTGCCCTTCGTCGATCCAGAACACGGCGACCGACTGCGTCAGCTTCGGAATTTCCATCTCTAGCCGGCGCATCGGGATCACGGTCGCGAACCTGCGAGCGATTCCGAATACCTCGACCAGACGGATCAGGGTCGGGCGAAACTCGGCCGGCACGAGGAAACCGCCGTCCGGGTCGTTCGCTTCGTTCATTCCCTGTTTCTCAGCTATCGCCGAGATCGCAGCCTTGTCGTCGAACCATGCAGCCTTGCAAAATTCGATGAACGACTTTGCCATTTCCGGATCGTTGAATCCGGGATCGTTCGAGTCGACGTTCGCGTCGGCCTGCGCTTTCATAAACGTGACGGTCCGCTGCACGGTCTCGACCGTTTTCTGCAGCTCCTCGATCGTCGCGCCATTTGCCTTGAACTTTTCGAGTGCGCCAGTCAGTAGCTCCTCGAATTGTGCCATCTTGTCCATAACGGACCTCCCAGTGTGTTAACGCGTTACCACTTTTCCCGGTCGTATAGCGTCGCCGCTTAGTGGACCGAATCTCCAGACGTGCCGAGGAAATCTTGCAGCAGTAAAGTTTGCCGCTCGATCGCCTCGTCCTCGTCGTTCTGGTCAGCCTCACTCCGGGAGGCGGGACCGCCGGCGGGTTTCCCCTTGCCGGTTTTGCCGGGAGCCGGGTCGTTTGAATCGGCTCCCGCTCCTCGCTCGGTATCGATCGCGGAGAGAATGCTGTCGCCCATCTCCTCGATCACGTTATGCAGGATCCCGAGTCGCACAGAGACCTCGGCCTCCAGCTCCTCGACCCGCTTCGACAGTATGTCCAGCGCCGCGCGCAGCTCGCCGTCTGCCGCGTTGCCTTGCGCATTCGGGACCGGGTGCACGTGATTGTCCGAGCCTCCGGGTCCGGTGCGATTCGCGCCGGCGGTGTACGGGTGCGCGTGACCAGCGACGGTCGACGTCTGTCCCGTGCGAGCATTGTCGACCGAGTGCGTGTGACCGTTCGTCTCGCCGGTCGTCACGACCGCTCGGGTCTCGACCTCGTCCTCCCACTGTCCCGCGTGCAGCTCGTCGAGATCGACCTCGTCGGCATTGACGCCATCGAGATCAATCGTCGCGGCTTCGACCTCGTCGTTCTCGCCCGACTTGACGAACTGCAGCACGTCGACCGTGATCGCCTTGATCTCGGCCTCGGTATAGTCCCGGGTCAGCGGAGGCGGCTCGCGATCGTTGTCGCGGTAGTGCTTCGCTAGATGCGCGTATGTGCCGGCCCGCTCGGTCTCGGGAATGTCGGTTCCGCCCCGGGCGCCGAGTAGCGCGCCCATCGCGGCAGTGACTCCCCGCCAGATTGCGACGAGCGAGCCCTCGCGGACGACATGGTGCGGCAGCTTGTAGGCGCCGACCGTCTCCCGGTTCTCCCCGTCGAACCACGCGAACCCGCGCTGAAACCGCGCGTAGTCGATGGTCTCGGGACTTCCGGAGTCGTCCGAACTCGCCCAGCGTCGGAGCTGTCCGCGAGCTGTCGGCCCATTCCACGGCGCCTCGTTATCGATCGGGGTCGTGTGCGTCGCGACCGGACCCTTCTCGTCGTCTAGCTCGAACGTGCCCTCGGCGATCGCTTTCAGCTCGTCCTCGCTGTAATCACGCTCGAACGGCGGGATCTCCTGCCCGTTGTCGCGGTAGTGCCGCGCGAGATGCTCGTAGACCGCGAGGTCGTCGCCCTCGACGTCGACGCTCCCGCCGAGCAGGCTCGCCATTGCTGACTGCACGCCGGCCCAGTTAGCGACGAGCCCTTTGTCCTCGTCGATCTCGTGGTGCGGTAGCTTGTAGCCGCTAAACGAGTTTGTGTTCGCGCCGTCAAACCACGCGTAGCCCTGCGAGAATTTTCCCCAGTCGATCAGCTCCTTATTCCCGGAGCCGTCCTCGCTCGCCCAGCTCGCGAGCTGTGCGCGTGCGATCTCGGGATTCCAGTCGCCCTCAAGGTTCGTCGGGGTCGTGTGAGCTGGGACCGCGTTCCGAATGTCCAGCTCCTCGGCCTCGGCCGCGAGCGCCTCCAGCTTTTCGATCCAGCCGCCCATGTGCTCGGAGAGCGCCGTTTTCGCGAGCGCCAGTTTCGCGGGGTCGTCCTGATACTTGCGCAGGAAACCGCCGACGCAGCGCTGCAGCAGCGCCTCGGGATTCGAGCCGATCGGCACGGGTGAAATTTCGAGCAGCTCCCATTTCGCGATGATCGCTCGCGGCCGGCGCTCGTATTTCGCGAGGTCGATCGAGAACTTGTGCGCGTTCTCCTCGGTCGTCTCCTCGCCGTCCTTCTCGGTCGTGATCGACTCGATCACGCTGTAGACGTCGCCGTCCTTTAGCTCGACCAGCTCGCCCGAGCTGTCAGGCGCACGGCAGTCGGCCGCGTCCTGAAAGAACCCCGCTTTCGAGACCGCGCGCAGCTCGCCGGTTTTCCGGCAGTCGTACAGCCCGACCATGCGCAGGTCGACGTCGATCTTGTTCGGCGTCTGGTCGTCGACGCGAACGATCCCGCGCGGGATGAACCCGACCGAGAACGCGCGCATGTAGTCGTTGTCGTAGAGATGCTTTAGTTCGTCGCCTGCGGCTGTGCCCTCGGCGAACGAGTACGACATGCCGACCGCCTCGTCGCTCACGTCGAGTTTGTGCACACGACCCGCCGGCACTTGCCGATAGTTGTGAATGTGCAGCATGACCGGATTTTTCTCGAAATCACGAACGTCGACGCCCTTCGGAATCAGGACCTCGTCGTCGCGATCGATCGCGGCTGTCGAGGCGATCGCGAAATAGACTTTCGCTTTCGGTG